CTGCACATCCTCGCCCGCCGCACCGTCAAGCGCGTGGTGTATTGGGACAGCAAAGACCTGAACGACGAACGCTGGGGCGAGTCTTTGGCGCTGGCGCGCTCGCTGTTGGCCGAGGGTGGTGTGGAGTTGGTGGGGGTTGGTCTGTGAGCGTCAAGCAGCGCCTCGTGCTCGACACCGAGTGCTACAAAGACTATTGGCTGTTGATGTTCAAGAGCATCGACAACCACACGGTGCGCAGCTACGAACTCTACGATGGCGTGAGCCTGAACGTGGGCGAAATCCGCACGATCATGGAGCGCTACACGCAGATCAGCTTCAACGGCAACGGCTACGACATGCCGATGATCACCTACGCCCTGGCCGGCGCCTCGTGCGACATGCTCAAGAAAGCGTCGGACGCGATCATTGTCGGCGAGCTTCGCCCGTGGGAGTTTGAAAACCAGTTCAAGGTCAAGATTCCACGCACATGGGACCACATCGACCTGATCGAAGTGGCGTTCGGCCAAGGGTCGCTCAAGCTCTACGGCGGGCGCCTGCACAGCCGCAAGCTGCAAGACCTGCCTATCGAGCCTGACGCCAGCATCTCGCCCGAGCAGCGCGCGGACTTGCGCACCTACTGCCTGAACGACCTCGACACCACCGCCGACCTATACAACCACCTGCGCCCACAGATCGAACTGCGTGAGCACATGACCGCGCAGTACGGCATGGACCTGCGCAGCAAGTCCGACGCCCAGATCGCCGAGGCCGTGATCCGCAAGCAGTGTGGCGACATCTTGGGCGACGTGGTGCAGCGCCCCACCATACCGCCCGGCACCTCGTTCAAGTACACGCCGCCACCTTGGCTGACGTACCAGATGCCCGAGTTGCAGGCCGTGCTGCGCGACGTCATGGACGCCACGTTCTACGTGTCGCCAACAGGCAGCGTCGAGATGCCCAAGACCCTCGACGGACGCAAGGTGGGTATCGGCGGCGGCATCTACCGCATGGGCATCGGCGGGCTGCACAGCAGCGAGCAGACGCAGGCCGTGGTCAGCGACGACGAGTTCGTGCTGATCGACCGCGACGTGACCAGCTACTACCCGGCGATCATCCTGAACTGTAACCTGGCGCCGCTACACCTGACGCGCGACAACGCGTTCCTGCGCGTCTACCGCTCCATTGTTGAACGCCGGGTCGAGGCCAAAAAGCGCGGCGACGACGTGACCGCCAGCGTGCTCAAGATCACAGCCAACGGGTCGTTCGGCAAGCTCGGGTCCAGGTATTCCGCGCTGTACTCCCCACACCTGATGATCCAGGTGACGATCACCGGCCAGTTGGCGCTGCTCATGTTGATTGAACAGTTGGAGCACGCCGGGCTGCGAGTGGTCAGCGGCAACACCGACGGTATCGTGATCAAGTGCCCGCGCGCCCGCGAGAGCGCCCTGCTGGGCGTCGTTGCGCGTTGGGAAAAGGCCACGGGCTTCAACACCGAGGAAACGCGCTACAGGGCCGTGTTCTCGCGCGACGTGAACAACTATGTGGCGCTGAAGGAAAAAGGCGGCACCAAAGGCAAAGGCGCGTTCGCCTCGGTGTCGATCAGCAAGAACCCACAGAACCAAGTGTGCGTCGACGCCGTGCTCGCGCTGCTGGAACACGGCACACCGGTCGAGAAAACGATCCGCGCCTGCCGCGACATTCGCAAGTTTGTGACCGTGCGCACGGTGCGTGGCGGTGCGGTGCAAGTGCTGCAGACCCGCTACGACGACACCCTGACGCCAGGCAAGAAACGCGACGCGCTGCTGGCCGCAGGGTGGCACCAGACCAACGAAGGTCCGCTCAAGACCGCGCTGTTCACCTACATGACGGGCGAGCCTGAGTTCGACGTCGAGACAGCCTACCGCATGCACTGCGGCAGCGACAAGACGCGCTACATCGGCAAGGTGGTTCGCTACTACGTTGGCCTGAACTCCATCGGCCCCCTGCACTACAAGACGACCAACAAGAGCGGCGGGCGCAACAAGGTGCAAAGCAGCGACGGCGCTGTGCCGCTCATGGAACTGCCCGACCAGTTGCCCGCTGACATCGACTACGGGTTTTATATCCGAGAGGCGCAGTCGATCCTGGCCGACATCGGCGCCAGCCCCGCGAAATTGAACCACCTGATTTTTGGAGAAGCCACGGTATGACCACCCAATTTTTCGATTTGATGATCGACATCGAGACCATGGACAACAAGCACACCGCCGCCATGCTGTCGGTCGGCGCTGTGTTTTTCGACCTGCAGACCTGCACACTCGGCCCGACGTTCAACCGCACGATCAACCTGGTCAGCAGCGTGGCCCACGGCGGCACCATGAGCGCCGGCACCGTTCTGTGGTGGCTGCGCCAAGGTGACGAAGCCCGCAAGTCGGTGGCATACAACGGAGAGCCGCTGGCCGCCGTGCTGGGCGACTTCGGCGAGTGGATTGAGCAGACCTGCCGCCACGAGGACGTGCGCCCGTGGGGCAACTCGGCGTCGTTCGACCTCGGCATCATGGGTAGCGCATACGACCGGCTCGCCAAGCCGCGCCCGTGGGTGCACTTGAACGAGCGGTGTTTCCGCACCGTGCGCAACCTGTACCCGCAGATCGAGTACGACGTGCAAGAAAAAGGCACCGAGGCCCACAACGCCCTAGCCGACGCCGAGTTCCAGGCGCGTCACTTGTTCAAGATCAAAAACCGAGGAAAGAAAGCATGAAACTACTACTACCGCCGACCGAAAAGCAACTGCTTGACTACGTAAATAAGACGCCGAAAGAGGTCTTAAACCACTGTGTGAACTTCGACCCGGAGTGCGTCAACGACACTTCGGTTGAAAAATTCGTTGCCTTGTGTCAGCAGGCGCTTGAAGAGATACCGGAGAACCTGCGGGGGTACGCCACCGTGCAGTTGGGCGAAAGCGGCTTGACGTTTAATGCGCACCGAGAAGAGACGTCAGCCGAACACGTCGAACGCTGTCGCGCCGAATTAAACGCATCGTTGCGTGCCAAACACCAGCGATACCAGCAATATGTCTTGCTCAAACGGGAGTTTGGAAATGCGTGAATCCACCGTCGAAGACGCCCTGATCGCCCGCGTCAAAGCCCTGGGCGGCGAGTGTCGCAAAGTCAAGTGGGTCGGTCGCAACGGAGCGCCGGACCAGTTGGTGATGCTACCGGAAGTGCGCCAGAAGTACAGCCACGACGGGCCGAATGGTCGAACGTACCACTCGCGCGTTATGCGCCCCGTGACCACTGTGTGGGTCGAACTCAAGGCGCCAAAGAAAGGGCCTCGCCCCCGGCAGGTCAACGAACACGAAAGTATGCGCGCCCTGGGCCAAACCGTCCTCGTCATCAACTCCCTCGAACTGATCGACGTCCATTTCCCCCTCAACTGAAAGACCGCCATGAGCAACACAATCACCAACATCAAAGCCTGGTTCGTCAAAGCGATCCCAGAACCCACCGACAAAAATCGCGCCGTCCAGATCGGGTGCCACTTTGAAGAGTTGGGGGAGATGCTGAACGCAATGGGGGCAGCCGGGCATCAGATTCACGAAGACGCCGAGTTCTTCAAAAAGAAATGCGCGGGCATCGCACCCCAAGGCGTTGACCGGCAAGAACTGCTCGATGCCTTGTGCGACCAGATCGTCACCGCCGTCGGCGTCGCCCACATGTTCGGCATGGACATCGAGTCGGCGCTGAACGAAGTCAACGCCAGCAACTGGTCGAAGTTCGTCGACGGCAACCCCGTGTTCAACGAGCACGGCAAGATTGCCAAAGGCCCCGGTTACTTCGAACCAAAGATCGCAGAGTTCGCCAAATGAGCACTCCCGACCGCGACCAAACCATGCGCGACCTGGCCCGCGTCTTCAGCGAAGTGTCCAGCGGCCAACCCCTCGACCTGACGGTCGGCGGTGTGGTGCTGTTCCTTGTGGCCCAGTGCGAGCACGCCGGCGACCCGGAGCTTGACAAGTACGTGGCTGACAAGCTGCGCCAAGTGGCCGACGTGCTCGTGCCGAAGTGAGCCGCCGCTACACGCCGCGCCCGTGGCAGCCTGTCATCACCACCGGCATCCTGCGTGGCAAGCGGGTGAACCTGCTCGCGCCCATGGGAAGTGGCAAATCTGCCGCCACACTCGAAGCCATCTCCACGCTGCTGCTGTTCGGCGAGGTGCAGCGTGTGCTGATCGTGGCACCCAAGCGGGTGGCGCAGTACACCTGGCCCGAGTCGCTGGCCACCTTCGGCCTGTCGTTCGGCCACATGCGCATGGCCGTGGCCGTCGGCGACGCTGAGCAGCGCCACGCGGCCGTGCGCTCGGGCGCACACATCACGACCATCAACTTCGAGAACTTGGAGTGGTTGGTGGACAACTACGGCCCCGCCTGGCCGTTCGACATGGTTGTGGTGGACGAGAGCACCAAGCTGCGCGGCCTACGGGTGTCGATCGGCACCAGCAAGGCGGGCAAGAAATTCTTGCGTGGCGCAGGCAAGGTGGACGAGAACGGCAAGGCCAAAAAGGAAAAGGGTAGCGGGGCCAGCCGAGCGCGGGCATTGGCCCGGGTTGCCCACACGCGCGTGAACCGATGGGTCAACCTCACCGGCACGTTCGTGCTGTCCGGCCTTGAGGCGGCGTGGGGGCAGACGTGGTTCCTGGACACCGGTCACCGACTGGGCAACTCGTTCGACAGCTTTTCAAAACGCTGGTTCTATGCCAAGCCCGGCAGCGATGCCACGCGCCAGATGATCGAGCCCTTGCCTTTCGCGCAAGAGCAAATCATGAACGCCATTCGCGACGTGACCGTGGTCGTCGACATGAAAGACTACCTCGACATCGCCGAGCCGCTGGTGAACCACATCTACGTCGACCTGCCGCCGGCCGCCCAGCGTCAGTACAAGGAAATGGCGCGCGACCTGCTGACCGAGATTCAGGACACGACCATCGAGGCGCTGGCCGCCGGTGCCAAGAGTCAGAAGCTGCTGCAGATCGCCAGCGGGTCGGTTTATACCGGCAACGAGAAAGAATGGGTGCTGGCCCACGACGAGAAAATCGAGGCGCTGAAGTCCGTCATCGAAGAGGCCGCGGGCATGCCCGTGCTCGTGGCCAACTGGTTCAAGCCCGACGCAGAGCGCATCAAAAAAGTGTTCGGCAAACAGGCGCTCGACCTGAGCAAGAACGCCGACCTCGAAGCGGCCAAGCGCGGCGAGGGGCTGGTCTGGATCGCCCACCCGCTGAGCCTGGGCCACGGCGTCGACGGCCTGCAAAAGCACAGCTGCGTCGTGTGCTTTTTTTCCACCAACTGGTTCGCCGAGGACGACACCCAGCTGATCGAGCGCGTCGGCCCCATGCGCCAGATGCAGGCCGGCTTCGACCGCGTGGTCACCGTCCACCGCATCATCGCCCGCGGCACCGTCGAAGAGTCCGCAGTCAAGCGGCTGACCACCAAAGTCTCGGTTCAAGAGGCGCTGATCGAAGGTCTGCGAAATACCGCTTGACAATCTGTTCGCATTTGCGAAAATACCATATCGCAAACGCAACAGGAGAAACGCATGGCGGTGAATGGAATAGAGATTGAAGTAGGGCAGACGTGGGTGACAGCGGTCGGTTCAGAGGCTGTCATTTTTGACCGCGTGGACGGCGACACTTGGGAAGGTCGCATAGCCGGCAAGACGGTTCGGTGGGACAACGCCGGGCGCTCGGGTTTCAACGGTCGCGCCAAACTGGTTCGCTTGACCCACGGCAAAATAATGTGGGTCGCCCCCGCCCCGCAGGCAGGTATGGTCGCAGCGTTTGCTGACGCGCAGAAAGAGGCCGAGCGTCTGCGCGAAATGGCGGTGGCTTTCGCGACTGGTCGGCGAGACACAGACCGAAAGCCCGAAGCCAACGCCACCGCCCCGGCCATCCTCGACGCCGCAGCCAAGCACATGCGCGACCGCGCCGCCACCTATGACAAGCCAGAAGGTGAACGGTCGATGGAACAGACCGTGGACCTGTTCAACCGCTACCACGGGACGTCGCTCACCGAAGCGCAAGGCTGGCACTTCATGCAGGTACTGAAGGACGTGCGCATGTTCACACGCGACGGCTATCACGCAGACAGCGGTGAAGACGGCGTGGCCTACGCCGCTCTCAAGTGCGAAGCCAAGGCGAAAGAGGTCTGCAAATGATCGACACCATTCGTCTTTTGTGGCTCCCCATCGTCGTCGTGTCGGCGCTGCTGATCGCCTGCATCTGGTGGCTGTTCTCGACCACCACGGGTGACACCAACGACACCGGCCTGATCGAGTTCGTCGAGCAGTCCGGCTACTCCATCCAGCACATGGCCGGCGGCTGGTGGGCCGTGACCGACGGCGCGCAGAAGCTGGTCGGCCAGCCCGCGCAGACGCTGCGCGAAGCCATCATGTCCGCGGTTGACGTCGAGGTGTCGTGATGGATCGGGACAACTTTCAATTCTGCCAGCACGGGCGCGACGCTGATCTGTGCGGGTCTTGTGAAGACGAACACGAGGTCAAACGCAGTTGGACACCCGAGGTGAAAGCGGACTGGGTGGCCGAAGGCATGGTGAAACTCGGCTGGGCGCCCGCCGCAGGTCAGGGAGACAAAGATGGCAGATGACGTTATGAGCAAAACGGCCTACGGGAAAGCCGCCCTGAAAAAGTTCGGCGCCGTACCCGAAGGGTTTGAAATTTTCTCGGCAGGCTGGCTCGGTAAAGAACCTAAAGACTGGCTGACTATGCGCGTGAAGGGCGCGCAATTCATCGGCAAGCGTCGTGTGCCGAACACAACAATGTCAACCATCATCACTCGCGAAGAGATTATCGCGTGCGACAAAAAAGTGAGCAAAGCAAATGGCCGATGAAGTCGACATGACCGCCGAGCGCGACGAACGCGAAGCCCCCGCGAGACTGGCCGCCAGCCGCAAGCCCTACACCCCGCCGGCCAATGGCCGGTGCTTCTGGTGCAAAGACCTCGTGGCGCCGGGCCTGCGCTACTGCGACGATGACTGTCGCGATGACCACGCCAACGCTGAGCGCCTGGCCAAGATCAGGGGGAAACGATGACCGACGCGCAGAATGTGGCCCGCGAGGACTTGACGCCGGAAGACCTTAAAAAGCTGAGACACATGCTCGGCGTCACCGATTATCGTCCTAAAAAGAACTGGGGTTATCGCAACTACTACGCCGCAGGTAACGGCTCTGTTCCCGGTTTGGAGCGCCTTGTCGCAGCGGGCTACTGTATCCGCGGTGAGCCGTTCATGGATGCGCACTACTACCACGCAACGAAGGCGGGTTGTGCGGCAGCGGGGCTCGGTAAGGCTGCGACACGGCGAGTTTTTGAGGATTGAAGGGAACCGCTACTGTGACTCAGCGCTGAACCCCTGTCACCACGCCGTTGCGCGCGTAGACGAACTTGACGCCAGTTCGCCCCTCGTACTGGCGGGTCACGGCCCCGGGTACCTCAAGCGTGTTGACCAGCTTCAGCATGCCGCCCCGGCCGATGATCGTGCAGTTGAGCATGCGCTGCTCTGACATGCCGATGGTCGGGAGTGCCGCCACCCCGCCAGCCCCACACATCTTTTTTGCCTCGGCTTCGTCGGCAGCTTGTTCAGCCTGCCACTCGACCATGAACGCGTCGACCTGCGCCTGCTGCTGCGGTGACAACTGCGCTGCGGCCAACAGCGGGGACAACAAGGCCAGTGCAAAAAGCGCGCGCATGGAAACCTCCTTTGGTTGTTTGAACGATACACCAAACACAAATATACAGCTTTGAATTTATGCCGTCGGCATACACCCGGCATACATGACTTTTTCCAAGAAAAAAGCACTTATGACTTTCGCCGTAAGTGCTTGATTCTATTCACTATTTTGGTAGGCCGTGACAGACTTGAACTGTCGACCAAAGGATTATGAGTCCTGCTATTTTGATACTTGCTTTCACTCGTAATCGTTGAAATTCGTATGAAAATCAACGGCTTACCGGGCGCACGGGCTCTACAATAAACACTTGTAAGTTTAACAAAATTGATCTAAATTGAACGCCTCGGCATACATACGGCATACATGAACATGAAAGCCAACCTCACCGCAGGCAGCATCAACCGACTGGTCTGCCCGCCCGGCGTACAGCAGGTGCTGCTGAGCGACGCGACAGTTCCCGGTCTGAAGGTCCGCGTCACGGCCAGCGGGTCCAAGGCGTTCGTGTTCGAGCGCAAGTCGTCCGGGCGCAGCACGCGCATGACCATCGGCTCGGTCGACACCTGGACCATCGAGCAGGCCCGCAACAAGGCCCGCCAGCTGGCCGTGGCCATGGACGCGGGCGAAGACCCTCGGGCTGTTGACAAAGCCGCACAGCGGGGCGGCACGACGGTCGAGCAGGCGTGGGCGCGCTACGTCGAAGACCGCACGCCGCAATGGGGCGATCTCCACCGCGCAGACCACGCGCGCATGGCACAGGTCGGCGGGGCGAAACCCAAGCGCGGAACGACACCGACGCAGCCCGGTATCCTGCGCGCACTCATGGACACGCGGCTGTGCGACCTCACCGCCGAGCGGGTCGAGGCGTGGGCAGCCAGGGAGTCGGCCCGCCGGCCGGCACAAGCCCGATTGGCCAACCGCATTCTCAAAGCGTTCCTCACCTGGTGCACCGAGCAACCCGACTTGGCACCGCTGATCCCGCTGGGTGCAGGCGTGGCCAAGACTCGTCGCACCCGCGACGCCCTGGGCTCGCCCGCTGTGGCCAAGGGATCGCTGCGGCGGGAGCACCTGCAGCCTTGGTTCGCAGCGGTTCGCACCATGTCCAACCCGGTGGCGTCGGCCTACATCCAGACCGTGCTGCTCACCGGCGCGCGGCCGAACGAAGCGCTGCTGATCGAGTGGGCCGACATCGACTGGAAATGGGCCAGCGTGCAGGTCCGTGACAAAGTGGAGGGCGACAGGATGATCCCGCTGACGCCGTACCTGGGCACCCTGCTCTGGGGCTTGCCCCGTACAGGCAAGCGGGTGTTTGCCACCGCCAAGGGTGCGCCCATCACAGCCCCGCGCAAGGCGTTCATGGCAGCATGCAAAGTGGCCGGCGTGCCATACCCGACGTTCCACGGCCTGCGTCGCTCGTTCAAGAGCTTGACCGAGTGGTTGGACATACCCGCAGGCGTGGTCGCCCAGATCATGGGTCACAAACCCAGCGCCACCGCCGAAAAGCACTACACCGAGCGCCCGCTGGACTTGCTGCGCGTGCACCACGATGCGATCGAGGCTTGGGTGCTTGAGCAAGCGGGCGTCACCTTCAAGCCCCGTGAAAAGAAAATGTTAGCGATTGCGAAATAACGCGAGACATCGTTAAGCATTTGCGATATGATATGTGTTGAAGGGTGCTTATTTGGTACTCAAAACACAGGACTATCGCAAATGGCTGTTACTTTTCCCAGCATCAAGACCATCGACCAGGAAGTCGTGGGCACCGCCCAAGCGGCGCACTACCTCAACCGCAAAGAAGGCACGCTGCGCCTGTGGGCGTGCAAGAGCACCGGCCCGATCGCACCGCGCAACATCGGCGGGCGCCTCGCCTGGCCGGTGGCCGAGATTCGCAAGCTGCTGGGGGTGGTATGACCATCCTGCCCGCCTCGCCCTTGGACATTTTCATCTGGCCTTGCGGCACCTGGTGCTTCCGCGAGGACGCCGGCGAATACACCTACCTGAGCGATGACCACCGCGTTCTGCCGGCCGAGTCGACCGAGGCAAAGGACTTTTTGGTGCAGGAGTACACGGTATGAAACAAATCAAAGTCTCAGAAGCCACGAACACCCAGCTTGACTGGTTGGTGGCGAAGTGTGAGGGCTTGAAATGCACCAACATTTACGGCCACATCGTGCGGGAGTTCATTCCCCGTTTCACTACCGATCCAGCCCAGATGCAGCCGATCATGGAGCGGGAAGAAATTGCCTTATCACCCCCTGGTGGAACGGCTTGGTGGCAAGCACAGAAGAACGGTTATCTGTTGCACGGCCCGACCATGCTGATCGCGGCAGCCCGGTGCTACGTGGCAAGCAAGCTGGGTGAGACGGCAGAAGTGCCGCAGGAACTGTCGTGAAAACCATCCTCTACGGCCCCGTCACCAAAGCCCACCTGGCCGACGCGGCACTCTTCGCCGGAATCGAGCCGACCGAGTTCGTGGCCGGCGGCGCGGTCACCCTGCAGTTGGGTCAGCGCCCCACCACTGTCATACCGGTCGACCCCATGGTGCACGGCGAGGCGGGCGAGCGGCAGCAGCACTGGCGCATGGCGATCAACGCCGACGCACTGGTCTGCGTGGGTCAGAACGACCACCTGGTGCACGCCGCCAACAGCTTCAATTTGCCGATCTACCAGACGGACGTGTGACGTGCGCACCATCGTCGCCGGGTCGCGCGGCATCACGCAAGAGTCCGTCGTCCGCGCTGCACTCCACGAGGCGTTTCTGTTTGAGGCCATCGTGCCCACCGCCATCGTCAGCGGGCGGGCGCGGGGCGTCGACTTGCTCGGCGAGGCCATCGCCAAAAAAGCAGGTGTGAGTGTTGTGGGTTTCCCCGCCAAGTGGAAAGAAAACGGACAGATAAACCCGCGCGCCGGGTTCGTCCGCAACGTGCAGATGGCGCTCTACGCCGACGCGCTCGTGGCGGTGTGGGACGGCACCAGCCCCGGTACCGCCCACATGATCCGCGTGGCGCAGCGCATGGGCCTGAAGGTCTACGTCAAGGCGCCCCGCTGACCGGACTACACGCCGCCCGGTCAGCCGCTATTTGTCCGAGCAGGTTTCGCACCTCGGCGTCGCGCTGGTCGAGAATGTGTCGAGCTTCGACAACCAACTCGACGCCCTCTCCTGCCAACTGGCCGAGGGCTTCAAGTCGATTTCGGTCACGCTCGCAGGCAGCGGGGTCAGTTTCACCACCGACGTTTGCGGTGGCGTTGGCCAGCCGGTTGCGCAGCCCGACAGCAGCAACGCGCTCAGTGTCACGCTGGCGAGCCAGTCGAGATTTTTCTTTCGCATATTCGTCCTCTTTCAGTTGTTGACTGGCCGCGTGGCGGCTCTGCCGTTCGCTCAGCAGCACCGCGTGGTCCCGTTCTGCCGTGCGGGTGGCCAGCACAGCGTCGTCGCGCGCCTTTTCAAGCGCAGCCACATCCAGGCGCAGCACCTGCACCCAGAACCCGAGGCCGACGCAGACCAGGCCGAGCGCGGCCACCGCGTAGCGCATCACTCTTCCACCTGCACTTCTGGCAGATCGGGTGCCAAGCTGTCCATAACACGCCCCCGAAAATAGACCTTCTGACCGACCAGTGCCTCGCCGGCAACACGCACGACACCGCCGCCCAACTCGGTCAAGATCAGGTCGGTGCCGTCGACCGCGGTCACCGTGCCGATGCGGGTGGGGCTGCTGGGCAGCAAGCGCTTGAAGCGCGTGAACAAGTTACTCGACATGGGTTTCCACCTCAATGGTTTGGTAGATCGTCGGCATGGACACGTCCAACGCCACGCTGCGGGTCAGACCTTTGCGCTCGACCGGGCCGTCGGTGTACTCGACCATCGTCCCGGGGCGAATGATCCCGGTCTCGCTCAGCACCGGCAGGCGCAGTGTCACATTTGCGATACGACCAGTGTCGCTGATAACCGCCCGACCGCGCTGGCGCACGGCGTCGGCGTGTGTGATCAGTGGGTCGACCACCGCAGGGGCCAGTGCCTCGCCCGCGGTGCCTGCGCGCGTGTAGCGCCCCGACACACCACCCTGTTGCCCGCTGACAAACACGCGGTCGTAAGCGGGTTTGTCCACCCACTCGATGCCCTCGCGCGAGGTGACCGCCGACGGCAAGATCAGATCGGGGATGGCGCTCGACCACTCCCAGGCCGGCGTGGGGTAGCGCAGCAGCACGTCCAGTGCGTCGGTCGTGTGCTTGGGCTGCACGTAGGCGCCCGCAGCCCCGACCACGGCGTTGAGGGCCGAGATGTAGGTGCCGGTGTGCGAGAACACGGACGCAGGCACCAGCCAGTCTGTCGGGTCGAACCGGTCGACCGTCCAGCCAATTGACTGCCCGTTGATCGTCAGGATGTCGTCAAGCAACTGCCGGACGGTGCGCGCACTGGCGTTGCTGAAGCTCTGCACCGGTGCATAAGGCGCGTCAAGCGCAGCCGAGATGCCGCGGCCCGAGCAGCGCAGCTGCGACACACCAAACGTGCGCTCGCGACCGATCTTTTCGATGATGAACCGAATCGGCGTGCCGTTGACGGTGGCCTGCGCGATCACCGGGTCGCCGCTGCTGTTGGGCTCTACAAAAGGCAGCACGTCGCCGCGCACCGAGAACGAACAGTTCCAGGTCCACGAGTCCACGTCCAGGCTGAGCGACATGCCGGTGGCCGGGATTGGGAAACCGTTGTCGAGCCGGATCAGTGAAAAGTTGTTGATGGTCATGTAGACGCTCCGAATGGGGACGACGATGGTGCCGACAGGGTGTTCTGGTCCACCGCACACCCGGCCAAACACCAGGTGCACCGGCCCGCTGCCCAGCCAGGCGGGCGGGCAGGCAAACACCAGGTGGGTGCTGGGCACGCGGGGGGTGAGCCCGCCGGGCGTGGGCTTGGGCCACACCTCGCGCCCGGCGGGCACGGGCTGCCCGGTTTCCCAGGGCGCGAGCAGCTGCACCAGCCGGGCGGCGCCGGCGCCGTAGCGGCCCACGGCCAGGG